TATTTGTGGTCTTGGAGTTGGCGGCGCTGCTTGTGGTCCGCGCTGCGCCATTTCTTGAGCTACTGATGCATCGCCCATTTGCATTGGTGGTTTTGGTGGTTCACGCTGCGCCATTTCTTGAGCTACTGATGCATCGCCCATTTGCCTTGGTGGCATACCAGCAGGTGGCATTGCTCCGGGCGGCCTGCTTGCAGAACTTGCTGGCGGCACCCCTCCCAATGGCGCAAACACTTGCGTTTGTCCTGCAGGCGGGGTTGGCCCAGCAGGTGGTTGTGCTGCGGGCGGTCTTACTTGCTCTGCGGCACGCTGCATTCTTTGGCGTATTTCTGCCGCAGTTTGTTTCGCTTTTTCTTCGTCTTCTCGTACTTGTTGCGGGTTGTCACGGCGATAGTCTTCATAAGAATATTCGCTTCCCGTTCTGACCGGCTCGCCTGTGCCGCTACGCACCGGATTGCCTTGGGAATCCCTGAGAAACCCGCGCCGACGGGGATCATCAACCTCGCCGCCTTCATCAAAGTTGCGAAATCTACGTTTCATTTTAACATTTCCACGCCC